TGCCCAGATACGTTTCTAACTGCGCAACTGTCACCCATGAGCAGCTCTGCGTGTAAGTAACAGTGCCGGTATAAATAACTGTGTACTCGACGTTTGAACCTGTGCAAGCAAATAACACTTGGTTTTCTCTAGGCACGTTTGCGTTAAACAGCAATGCGCCTGTTGTGTTGTCAATGCCTATGTACTCGTATAGCGGTACGTCAAGCACGGTAAACGTGCCGTTAAATGGCGCGCTCAATGTAGAAACAGTTATTGACTGGCCAGCAACTATTTCTGTCGGCTCTAGTGTTTGCAAAACTGCATAATTGCTTAGCAGTTGTTTGCTTTGGGTTTTGTAGACAGCCACAGCTGCTCCGCCTTTCTAATTAGGCGATTACGATTCCCTGAATAAAGCTCGACTTAGCAACAAATGTTGCAAAGTAGCCGTAGTAGGAGAATGTGCGGCTGAGCGTAGATGGGTTTGCAATGCTCAAAATGCCTTGCTGTGCTTCGTAAATCTCATAGCCTGGTGCGTAAACCACAAGCATTGTGCCGCTTGCAAAGTTGTTGTCAACTACGAGCTGCAAGCCCATTACGTCCATGCCGGTGTACTGCAAGCCGCCTACGCGACCAATGCTGTTTTGACCAATAACGCCGTTTGTGGTGTAACCCAAAATTGGACGCTTTGAGCCGTCAAGCTGACTGCCCAATTTCTCCCAGACGTCAGGACTGACGCAAAGATGGGTTGGGAAATAGTTGCTGTCTTCGGTAATTTCGCGTGCTGCGTCATACAAAGCGTTAATAAGTGAGGTTGGGTTGTCAGCGGTGACAGTCCATGTTGAGCCTGAAGCAGTCTTGCCAGCAACTAACGCATCAGCCGCAATGTCGTCCGTTTTAATGAGATACTCACCTGCAAGGTCGTTCAAAATAAGGTTCATAGACGATGGGTCTGTGAAGTCCATATCTTGCATTGTCAAGGTGACTTGTCCAGCAACAGTTGTTTTGGTAACTGTGTTAGACGCAATGACCATTGTGGTTGCGCTTACTGCTGAGCCCTCAGTCTGAGTTGCTGCGCTGGTATGCGTGGTAATGGTTGGGCGAATAAAGGTTTTGCTTGGTGTGTTTGGCATTGCGCGAGCGCCAAAAGCGCTAACGACTGGGCGCACAAAGTTAAGGTCTTGGAACAATGGGCCAAGAACGGGCACTGGCAAAAGTCCTGGGGTGTCAGTTGTGAGCACGTCGCCAGCTGCTGCTTGCAATGCTGTCTGCTGTGAGCGCACTGCTTCTTTGTATGCAGCGTTAACGTTTTGGAACGTGTCGCCGCCAGCGTGCATTGCTGCAAGGTATTCAGCAGGTGTTGGCATAGCAAATTGGCGCTTTGGCTGTGCAAACAGTTTCTGTGCGCTTGCTTCGATAACTTCAGGTGCGGTTGGCTCTGACACTTCGGGTTCCTCCGGTAGTTCTGTTTCCGTTGTCGGGTCTTCTGTTTTAGTATTGCACAATTCTTCGGTCTTTGTGCTGGAACTGGCTGCAACTTCGGTAATTGTCGCGCCAGCGCCAAATGCCCCGTGTGAGACTAGAGATAGTTCTGTCCAGGCTGCTTTTTCAATAAGCATTACGCCTGCTTCGTTGTAGCTAAATTCAAGGGGTGAAATCCCGACACTAACTTGGTCGTAAACGTTTTCTAGGGCGAGCTGTAGCGATTCTTCACCAAGTACTGTTTTGGCAATTTTGGCTTGAAACAGCATGCCGTCTGGGGTGTCTTCACGGGCGATAACTGTGCCGATTACCTTTTCTGCTGAGTGCCCCACAAACAGTTTTGGGTTAGGGCCGTCAACAGGCAGGGCGCCAGGCGACAGCATTATTTCTGTTCCGTCTGAGACTGTGGCTACCACGTTGTATGGGGCTGCAATGCCTGTAATGGTTCGGCTGGGCGTGCCGTCGGGTGCGGCTGCGTCGAGCGTTACTGAAGTTGCATTAAAACGAATCATGATGCTAATTCCTCCTGTGTATTTTCTTCTGGCATCGGTAAAACGTCAGCCACGTAGTTTTCCTCTAGGTAATTTTTTGCGTTGAACTTGCAGAATGTGCCTCTAGGCAAAACGTTGTTTTGACTAAGGGTGCTGGCAATGCAGTCGGCGTAGGGTTTGACGCCAAAAATGTAAAGGTCGGCGCGTGATTGCTCTGAGCTTGTGTAAGCGTAAGCGCCAGTAGCAACGCCGACAAGGTAGGGAGGGATTCCGCAAAGGCGCGACAAGTCAAGCGCGCTGTACTGTGCGCTTTCTATCATTAGCATTTTGTCGGGTGTCGCATTGCTGGGCTCGTAGGTCAGAAACTCATTAAGAACAGCCGTCTGTGAGGTCATGCGCGCCTGGTTAAACGCTGCGCCAATATCCGCTAACTCAGTAGCGCTTAGGGGTTCGCCGCCAGTTTGTTTAAGGATTCCTGACGGCAAAGACGTGCGAGCCATGTTGTAGCGGCTTTCCTCCACCTTAAGCGCCGTTGCGATTGTCTGCGCGCTGCTGTAGATGATGCCTTGAATGGGTGACAGGAATTGCACTACGTCATTTGTTGGTATTTGGTTGCCAGCAAAGTAAATGTCGTTGCTGATACCAAAGAAAACTGGGCCCTCGGTCTGGTCGGGGGTGGTGACACTGCCAGCAGGTATGCGCGTAAACGATGCTGGGAAACCATCGGTTGTGCGCGATGAAATATACCAAAACGCCCTGCCGTAGAAAAGCAAATCGTCGAGAGTCCAGGCCATTAAGAAGTTGTAGGTAACTGTCGGGTCGGGCTGGCGTAGCCAACTGCGCGGCGCAATGTTGACTTGTTCCGTTTCGCCTGTGGCGTCGTTGTAAACTTCGTTGTACATTTGCAACGGCATGCAGGCAATGACGCTCGCCAGCAAGTCGCGGCTGCGGCTGACAGTTGCCAAAGACATTGCGCGGTTGCGGGCTGTGCCCTCATGATACTGATAGAACTGACCGATGGAATTGACGCCGCCGACGCCGACGGCGGCCTGTACTTTTGGCGCGTCGGCTTGTGACGTGACAGGCATTGGCGAAATGGCCGCCTTAGTTACCTGCTTGTTTGCAAAAATGCCCATGCTGTAAGTATGCCTCAAATGTTGCTGTCGTGTGGTGGTTGCCGACTTGTCCGGCAGGATTGCCAGCAACCACCAGTTACAGGTTAGCCGTTAACGACAACTAGCAAAGGCTTGTTTTTGTTTATTGGCTTAGATGCCAGGGCGCTAGCAAATATCATGCATCGCGCTAGCTCTATCGGCCCAGGTGACTTGGCGCTCGATAGCGCACTGCCTGCCTGTGTTTTGACCATGACGGCCCGCACGCAATGTTCCGCCAGTGCGTTTTCGCCAGTATGAAACAGCCTGTTTTCTATAATCATGTTGCGCACAAGCGGGGTGAACTTTAGTAGTTCGCCGTAGCCGACGGTCTGGGCGCGCCGACGGTAAACGTCTGGCAGGTGCAAGTCAAGCATTGGAGTAATGGCTAGCTGCACTGTCGGGTCGGCTAGGACGCGCACAACTTCGGCCCACATTGCTTGCTCGGACTCAACAGCAAACTCAACTGTGCAGGTAACGGTGCCGTCAGGGTTAGCAACTGACCTAACGCCAACATATCGGGAATCGTCAAGACTGCTGTCAATGCTGAGGGTTCCCCCTGTCGGGCTAATTGTGTTTGTCTGGCATTCTGCCCATTTGCCGTTCGGTAGCCAGCCTTGTGCAGCTGCAACCCACAAATTTAAGTGAGCCCTAAGCCAGCTAGTGCGGTCGGGTTTTTGGCTGGCCGCAATAAGCGCGTCCAGGCTGACGGTCACGCCCAGCGCAGGGTTTGACCACGCCCACCATTGTTGGTCATTTACATCAACGCCTGGCGGTGGTGACCACGACGCAAAGTACAGCTGACGCGACAAGCCAGCGTCAATATCATTTATGCCCTGTTCACGCATACGCAACATTGCCGTACTTGACTCATCGCCAGCTGTTGACCAGCACGAAAATAGAGGATTAGGTCGCGCTATCTGCGATGGTTGCAAAGCGTCAAAGACAACTGTCGGCTGGATATTCCAAAGTTCGTCGCACACAATAAGGTCGTTGCTTCCACCGTGGGCGTTGCCTGGCGTTGCGGCCCGCACTTCCCAGCGGCTGCCGTCTGGCATGTCCACACTTTTACGGCCTAGAGCGCGCATAGGTTTGCCGTTAAAATACTCAGACAAAATGGGTTGCAGATACAAGAAAATGGCTTCTGCCCTGTCGAGCTTGTGCGCAGTGCTCAAAACGTTTTGTGGTTTGCCGCGCAATGTTGCAAACTCTGTTAACCACCAGCCGATAAGAGCACTAAGCGCAACGGTCTTACCCTGCTGGCGCGCCGTTTCCACAAGTGACTGTGAGCGCAAGAGTTTGCCGGTGTTGTCACATTCCAACTGCCCAAAAAGTGCATGTTTTTGCCAGTCCATAAGCGTTACGCCCATGTACTTTTGCGCCCAAGCTGCAACAGCAGGCCCGTAAGATAAATCCCCAAAGCGCGCCGACTCCAGTCTAGGCAACGCTCGACCCATCAAAGCCAGTTCAGGCTGGTCAGCGCCAGTTACCGCCAGTTCAGGCTGGTTTTCCAAAAAGAGACAAACGGA